CTGCTCGCGACAAAACAACATATCTTGGGGTTGACTGGGGTGGCAAGGTAGATATGGACAACGTTGATCGTGGCCAATCATACTCTTGTGTCGCAGTTCTTTCTGCAACGCCTGATGGAACGCTTTATGTAGAACATGCTCATAAGCTTAGAAGCCAATCTTTTAATTACAAAAAAGAAACTATCATTGAGTGCTATAGAAGATTCGGAATTACAAGGGGAGTTAGCGATTGGTTCTTTGGACAGGACGTAGTTCATGATCTTCAGATGATCTATAGAGATAGGTTCCTTGGAGCCCAGGGCTCTGGCGCTTTGATTAAGCCTATTAAGTATAGAGAAGATGAGCTTATCATATCTTATAACAAGGATTTGCTTATTGAGGAATTGTTTGATAAAATCAGAAAAGGTAAAATAAGGTTTCCAGGCAAAAGCTTTGAGCATATTGATTGGTTAATTGATCATTGCACATCTATGGAAAGCTCTACAAGACTTAGCTCTGGACAACAGGTAAAGACATTTAAGAAAGGTACTGGACCAAATGATGGACTGATGGCCTTACTATATGCGTACATGGCATGGAAATTCGATGCCACTGCCGGTTACACTGTAAAGCCTGGAATGGAAAAAAAGAATTCTATGCCGAAGCCAACGCTCGCATACGCTCCAAATTTAAGGACATAATAGATGACTACAAGAAGAGGAACAAGGCCACACAATCCATCAGTCTCAAAAAAGACTGCTGCTGGCCTATCTGAGCTTAGACGTGCAGAAATTCACGAACGAACAAATCAGATAATTGACGCTAAGAGTCAGAGTAGAATTCCGGCAGCCATTGCTCACTCCTCTTTGTTCAAAAAGGTTGCCACATTTGGTCAAACCGTTGGGCCAACAAGCTCATCCCATTCTGACAGAATTGGGCCGGAAGTATATTCTCCGCTATTTCAGCTTGCCAACCTGAACCTTCCTCGTGACCGAGTCACGATGAATGCGTGGAACAGAGTTTTTTATGATACTCACCCAATCGTTCGTAATGCTATCAACCTTCATTCTTCTTACCCTATCTCTAAAATCAACATTACTTGCAAAAGCAAAAAGGTTCAGCAGTTCTTTACTGAAATGGCTGAAGAGATCGATCTATATTCCGTAGTTTACGGTGCAGCACTTGAATTCTGGAAAATGGGGGAAGCGTTCCCTTATGCAGAACTCGACAAAGATCGCGGTGTTTGGAAAAGGATCACCATCCTTAATCCAGATTATGTCCATGTAGAGAAGCCATCAGTTGGCGATAAGACTATTGTATCGCTAAGGCCCGATTCTTCTTTGCAAAGATTGGTTAATTCCAATTCACCAAAAGACATGGCAATGAAGAGAAGGATTCCTGGCCAGATCCTTGAGCACGTCAAGAAAGGGTTAAACATCCCACTTGATGATTTTAATATTTCCCACCTGAAGCTCTTAAGCTCTCCTTATGATATTAGAGGAACGTCAATTATTGTTTCTGTATATAAGGATTTGATGCTTTACGATAAGCTCCGCGAATCAAAATTTGCTCAGGCAGACGGGATGATCAATCCATTGACTTTGGTTAAGCTTGGTGGCTCTGAAGGCTATAGGCCAACTCAGTCGGATATTGATTCCTTCAGGATGGTCCTTGAAGAAGCTCAGTACGATAAGGATTTCAAGCTCGTAACTCACGATGGTGTTACGATTGAACGAGTCGGTTTCTCCGGTGCAGTACTTGATATCGCAGGAGACATTGAGTTAATCAACAATAACATCTACACTGGTCTTCAGGTTCCTAAGGCTTTGATGGATCAAGAATCAGCAACCTATGCAAGCTCTTCCGTTGGATTGGAAGTGTTAAGGCAGAGGTATGACATTTTCAGAAACATGATTAAGAAATGGCTTGAACAAAAAATCTTTGCACCTATCTGCGAAATTCAAGAATTTTTTGAATATGTCGATGGACAGAAAAGATTGGTTGTTCCTCAGGTTGACTTCAATCATATGAATCTTTACGACGTGATGGATTATGTTCAAAACTTGGCAAACTATGTTGCCAATAAGCAAGTCTCAAAGCATACCCTTTACAGAAGTCTTGGAATTTCTTATGAGGAAGAGCAGGCTCGTCTTCGTAAGGAGCTTATCGATGAGGCCATTATGCAGAAAGAGCAGGAATCTATGATGACAATGAGGCTTTCTGAGCTTAGAAATCTCGATCCTGAAAAGCCAATCCCAGAGCCAGTTGCTCCTGCCGATGGTGGAGGAGGCATGGACGAAGAGATGCCGCCAGGAATGGAAGATCTCCCAGGGATGGGAGGAGGTGGCGGACCACCTGCATTGCCCGGCATGGGCGGCGGTGGTGGTGACGGTGGCCCAATGGGCGACCTTGGCGGCGAAGGTGGAGCACCTCCGATGGGTGGAGCCCCTGATGGCGGCGGCGAATTATAGTAATTCTTCATACTCTTATAGGGGGATCTTATGACCAAGAAAGAAGCTGAAGAATCATCTGCTAAACCATTTGAAAAGAAATTTCTCAACGAACTTGAGAATCAAATTTCTGTTTGTGTAGAGGAGATTCCTCATGAAGAAAGAAGTAATGAATTTGAAAGTGTCCTAATTACTTTAAAAGGCCCTACTTCGACTTCCGAAAACTTAATAACAAGGATTGAAGCTGAAAATTTATTAAACTCCTTATCTGAGTTTCTTAGTGGTGACATCGAAGAAGAGGTCTTAGAGAATGACGCAGCGTCAGGAACAACTCAGCCTACTTATATTGATGAGTCCGGAAAGGTATTCACTGCCTCAGATATCGTTGGTGGTTATAAGCCAAAAGGTTCTTATAAGGGCCACTCTATCTCTGATAGGGTTAATAGCGAGGATTTCGGAAAAACAAAATGAAAAAAGCTTATTGGTCATCCGATTATGAGGCGCCGAAGAAATTCAGGAATGTTCCTGTTGGACTTACGGACACTGATTCTGCCACTGAAAATGCTGGCAGGGGTGGCATCAATTTGCTTGAAAGAACTACCGAGCCGTTAATGATGGGGGATAATGACCCCGAGCAGTACAAGGATCATGGTAAGCCAAAAGTAGATGCACCTGATGAGGATGAAGAAGAAATCCTCACAAGGGTAATGGACCTTCTTGTTAGAGTTGGCGATGACATGGATAACATTGAGGAGTATACCTTAGCGAGTTTTTCAGATTATCTAATTCTTAAGTTTGCTGAGGCAGCCGAAAAGTCAAGAAACTATTCGCGTGTTGTGAAGTATAACAGATTGATGCTTAAGATTAATAATTCTGACTTAACAGACAGAAACGAAACTATCAAGAAGCTTACCAATATCTACAGTAGAACATTGATAACCGAGTACTCAAAGCATAAGGATATCAACAAAGCTCATGAGTCAGCTTATTCTAAGGCGATTCATAGGGCAGATCAGTATCTTGGTCAAGAGAGTGGAACAAATCCTCAGTTAGGCAAAGAGGCTCAAACCTGGATAACTAATAACCCCCTCTTGGTCGCAAAGCAGATTAAGGCTATTATTGATGTTATGGTCGGAAGAATGTCACCAGAGGCTCAGCAGAGAGCTTACCCAAATCTCAAGAACAGAGTTCAGCAATTGAACATTGCAGAGTTAAACAGTAAGAAGTCTCCAGGTGGAGCGTCTATTGGTATCAGTATCACATTAGTCAAAAATATTTTGAATGGCAGAGATCCTATGTTTATCTCCGCTGTGATTAACCAACTGAGCAAGTTTTTATGAGGGATCAAATGAAAAAAATAGCATGGCCATACACAGGTTCTACGGAACATGAAATGGGTTCTATGGCTCCAAAAGGAGATCCCGTAACCGATATGCAGATGGATCCTCAGCCGCGTTATGATTCTTTATCCGTAGGAAAGTCTGTAATACCAGATCAACAGGATCCGTCTACAGTAATTGAAGAAGGAATGATGGGGCATATGGAAGTTGGAGATTCGTCTTACAACTTAGCTGATGATGAAGCAGAGGAGAAGGAGTGTCTTGTCACTGTCTCCGATGACGATGCCCCTGTCGCAGAGTTTGAATGTGATGTTGCAGATGACATTGCAGATAAGGCAGCAGGATTAGAGCCTTACAGAAGCCTTCCAGAGTCCGCAGGTTTACTTTTCCCATACAATCGTCCAAGTAATGTGTTGTATCACATGGGCTCTGTATCATTCCCTATTGACATTGTATTTGTTGATAGTAAAAATAAGATTAAAAAGATCTATAAAAACATCCAGCCAGGAAGTCTTGCGACATTTGGTTGTGCAGATGTTACCGCAGTGCTTGAGATTGTCGGAGGACTCTCTGATAGACTCGGCATCACCATTGGTCACAAGATTTCAGTTGAGAGTAAGAGTGATGATTACCTCAGCAAATTTTGCAAAAAGCATGGTGGCAGCGGAAAAGTTATAGTAAAATATTCCAGTATAATGCAGACAGGCTTTTCTAATTGGAAAGGTTTGCCATTGTTAACTTTGAACGACAATGGCATTTCGAAAACTGCTAAGCTGAGTTCAAGTCTAATTAGAAACTTAAAGATAAAACGCCCACGCTTTATCGCCGTATATCTTGATGGCTTCTTATCAAGCGGTGGTGAAGTATCTGTTTTTAAGAGAGCCGCCTATGACGATAATAAAGCATGTTATGCAGAGCTTGGTGGTACAGCCACTTGTATCGGTGATGAAAGAACTACAAAGTATGCTGACTTGGAAATATCTAAGGACGAAGTTTTACTTGCCGGCTTTAAGAGTCTTGGTTCATTTATCTATCCGACTACAGAGTCTCATCATATCTTTACTGAGCTTAACAGATTTGCAAATGATGACGAGTTTGATAGTAAATTCGTTCTGATCTCCAAATTGGAAACCAAGAACCTAAGGGAACTTGTTGCCGCAAGAATTGCTGTAGAGCTTGGACCAAACAAGGTTCACTTCTCTGAGGTTGTGGAACTTGATAAAGCTGCGGATTACGTTAAGATTGCAGATGATTTGTTTGGCAGATTCGGACAGAATACTATCCTTGTTGGAGATGATTCTTTGAAGTCCGAGGCAGGTGTGCCAGTTTCTGAAAGCGTCAAAGATCAGGCCAAGAGAATCTACAAGGTCCTTGCTGATGCTGAAGAAGTGATTGAAGAATCGAAAGAGAATATCATTCATAACAAAACGGCTTATGAAAAGATTTCAAGTGATTACGAAAAACTTGCAAAGACTAAGGGGCAGTATGCTCAGTCTGTAAAAAGGCAGACAAAAATCGTAGGGAAGTACCTTACCAAAATCCGTGATATTGTTCGTGGATTAAACAAGATCAAAGATATTTCGACAACAATGGAGATTATTGATTCATTGGCTGACTCCTCAAAACAGGCAGCAGACATCATTGAAGAGATTTTCGATCTTATAGAATACTTGGAAGAGCCTTCTTTCTTTGATTTACTGGTTGAGAAATCAGACCAATATGAATCGGCATGTGATGACCTTCTATCTACTATTGATAGGGCCAAGGATTACATTAACCAGCATGTATTGGGCTTAACCGTATTATCAAAATAATTTACACAAATATTGTATCAACTAATAAACTATATTAGTTGTGAGCAAGGATAGGTATATGTTTGAACACAAAAAAGGTTATGACAGCGGCAGTACTGCCCGAGTGTTATCTACCCAGGAGACTTCCAATCTCCTGGCGAGCCCTCATATCGCCGAAAGACTTGAAAAGCATGCACGCACTGTGCAGTCTCTTGCCCCTAAGTCTGATGACTTTTTGTATTTCTCAATCATTTTCTTGAAAGCTGCGGAAGCATCTCTCATTAATGATAGTGGAGAACAAAAATCAGTTGGTTCAGAAAAGGCTTGGGGATACTGGGACGCAAAGCATAAGTGGCATGGAAACGTTAAGCCCCACAGAAACAACAATGGGGACATTTTCCCAGAGTCTGAACTTAAGGTAGCCGCAAGAGCATGGATCGGAATGCCTCTCTGTGTTGATCATAAGTCTGACTCTGTAGACGGGATTAGAGGAATCATCCTCGACACACATTATGATGAGAAGTTGAAGCAGGTAGTTGGCCTTTGTGCATTGGACAGAGTTAACTACCCGGATCTTGCAAGAAAGGTTTCAACTGGCGTAGTTCGATTTGGTTCTATGGGAACCGCTGTCGAAACTTCCGTTTGCACAGAATGCCAGAACCCTGCAAAGACTGCAAGAGATTACTGTCAGCACATCATGATGAGAAGCGCTTGGGGCGAAATCAACCTTGGACTCAAGCCAATCGAATACAGCTTAGTTGTTCAGCCCGCTGAACCCGGAGCTAAATTACTTAGATGCTTTGCATCAATTAAGAACTTTGAACCAGAACTGAAATCTTATGGATTAAACGATGTTGGAGAATTCGTTAAAGCTCTCGATGAGCCGCAGGCTGATTCGTTGGACAGATTATTAACATCTGTTTGCGGACCAAACGGCTGCTCTATTGGGCAGAGACGAGGAATCGTAACAGCATTTATTAACCATAATGGCGGATTGGTAAAATCTGCTGCCTTGACAGATAGTCAGACAGTAGAATCAGAATTTGCCCAGGCACTCGCAGAGCTTAGGAATGCATCAGGAAAAACTCTTGATGAATCTCCTGAACTATACGAACCTATCTTTAGAGCCTTCGGAAGAGAGTTCCCCGCAGGGGAAACCTTTACCTCACCAGATGCTACATCGGGTGATCCGGCAGCTCCAGCCACCATCACATCACCAAAGGATAGTGAGGATACTCCTGACTACACTGGAACGGGTGGCGATTCAACTATGATGGCAGGTGTTACACCTCCGTCTGATTCATTTGGTGATACAGGTGGCGTTGGACCAGAAAGCTATGCATTTGCTTCTGATGAAAACGAAATCAAAACTATAAAAGCCCTAAAAGAGGAAATTATGAACGAGAGTAGATTACGTAAAAGAGCGGAAATGCGTCGTCGTGTTGCTTACCACTTCGGTGGTGCAGACGGTGTAGAGCCAAGTGGAACTTACAAAGATGAGAGTGCCCACGAAAAGAAACTTCGTGAGACTGGTGATAAGCAGATGCATCCGAATCCAGCTAACTTAGGTGGACCTGACGGAATGGTCCCCGGAGACAAAGAAGTTAAGGAGAAGCAGAAGAGAGCTTCCGAGCGTATGAAAGAACGTGTTGAAAAGCACGCTTACTACTTCGGTGGCGCAGACGGTGTAGAGCCAAGTGGAACTTACAAGTCTGAGGACTACCACAAGTACTGGAACACCGACAAGCACATGCATCCGAACCCAGCAAACACAGGTGGAACTGACGGCATGTACCCAGGTGACAAAGAGACTAAGGAAAAGCAGAAGAGAGCATCTTACGCTGGCCCAGCACTCAAAACCCGTTTCACTCAGAAGAGAAACCTTGATGGTTCTATCAACAAAGCAGCTTCTAAGTTTGAGGTTTTTGCAGGTAGCAATCTTATCATCGCAACAACTGCTTCTACCATTTACGGTAACAAGCTTAACCGTTACTGGGACTTCCTCGTAAGCCCAGAGTATGGCAAGAAGGTTGTTGCTTCTATTAGAGAGTCCGGACTTGATAGCGTAGCACGTCTTCTGACCAGAACCGCGCAGGAGATCCCTGGCGCACTTCCTGGCGAAGACCTTGGCGCAATGCCAGCAGAGCCAGCGCTTGACGCAGCCCCGATGGAAGCACTTCCTCAGGATGATCTTCTTGGAGAAGAAGCACCTCTTGATGGTGGAGATCCTAAGGCAGCAGTTGAGAGTGCATTCGAAGCAATAGAGGACGCGCTTGCAGACGCACAGGAAGCAATGAGTCAGCTAAGCGGAGAAGGTGGTGTCGAAGTTAACATCGGTGATGTTGGCGGTGAAGAGGAAGCTGAGAAGCTTGCACTTTCCAGAAATGTTCTTGAGAACCTTAAGGTAGTAATTGCAGATGCAGATCAGTCCGCTGACGAGCTTGCACTTATCTCTGCAACATACGACAAGTACAAGAGACTTACTGCAAAGCAGAAGTCCGATCTTAACAGCATGACAAGTCTTGCTCTTAAAGATTCCGCAGAGATCATTGGTGAGACAAGAGCCCTTCTTAGCATGGCGCACTTGGTAGCTGAGACTCTCAACAAGGTGGCTGAGTACACAGAGACCGTAGTAGCTCCTAAGGCAACTCCGGCCGCTAAGACAGCAGCAACTTCTTCCGATGAGAACACTCTTATCGCCGAGGCTCTTGAGCTTAGGAAGAGAAGAAGAGAGGCCCTTCTTGCTAAGGCAATGGAGCAGGGTAAGGAAGAAGAGGAAGAGGCTCCTGCTGAAGAAGAAGATATGGCTTCTGCGGCTCATGATGGAATTGGGCAGCACCCAACCAAGTCTAAGGTTACAACTAACACAGCAGAAGAAGTTGCAGTGAAGGCTCCAAGTGGCTCCCCAGCCGCAGGCGGTTCTTCCGGTGGACCAGATGTCGCAGGCGATCAGGCTTACTCCGGTACAGCTTCTCGTCAGTTGGCAGACCAGTCTTCCCCTGTAATCAACCACGCTGATGATGGTGACGAAGATGACAAGGGCGATAAGGGTGAGGCACTTGAGGATGCAGTAGAGGACGTAGCAGAAGACGTAGTCGAAGATGAGCTTGAGAGCGATGCTTCTGATAGCGTAGTCACCGCTAAGGTCAAGGAAGCATTCCTTCAGAAGAAAGCAGCAGCCGAGCGCGAGCACTACAGAGTCAAGCTCAGAAGAGCATATGACGTTGGTATGGAAATGCAGCGTAAGGGAATGATTGCCGCAACTAAGGCTGCCCTCAACCGTCAGGTTGATGAGGTAATGGCCTTTGATGATGGTGCATTCGAAGCATTCAAGAGAACCGTCGCTAACATGCGCCCATTAGAGACTATTAAGACAGCTTCTGATCTTGGTGGTGTAAACGTTGGAACTTCAGATGAAGGTATGTCAGAGTCTTCAGCACAGCCTGGAACTCTAAAGCATCAGCTTGAGAATATCGGCTGGTCGTGAATAAACGGAAATAGAGGAGGGTTTAAATATGTTCGGAAATAAGTACGCAGGTGCCGACATCGCAACTGAGATGTATAAGCTTCTAAATGATTCAAAATCTGACTCCCGTGTGAAAACAGCTTCAAAGGAAGAGGCAGGCGATCCTGCTTCTTCCCTGAAGGCTGAAGCAATCGCAAGACCAGAAGATTTTCTGGTCCCACCAGAAACAGGAATGGAAGATGTTGGAGCCCCTCTTGAGGGAAAGATCTCAGATATGTCTTCTTACGCAGATGATCTATGCCCATCTCACAATGCAGCATTTGATTCTTGCGGCTGCCCAGCATCCTCTGCGGATGACGGGTTCAGCGCTGGTTCACTCCTTGCCGAGAGTTTGGCAGATGACTCTTCCTTTGCGGAAGACATTAGTTATCTTGTTGATGCTCGCGCAAAGGTGGTTCTTGAAGGGTTAGGCAAAGTTGCCAAAAGCCTTTATGGTAAGAATGAATCGTTTGCAGCAGACCTTGTAGAAGCTACAGCTATGGGAATCAGAAAAGATTATTTAGAAAAGGCAGCTAAGAAGTTGCAAGTAGTTAACTCACTTACTAAGATGTCCTCTCAGCTTTATTCTGAAGGGAATGAATTGGCAGGAGATATGGTAACAGTGACTATTCAGAAGATTAAGAAAACTTCTTGATCTATTTAGTAAAATGAATTGGGAGGCTTTGTAGCCTCCCTTTTTATTAATTTCAACTTACTTTGTAGATGGAGTTTAGATGCTAAAAATTATTCACTTGGAAAACGCAAATCCGATTAGCGTTACCGTAGACATGACAGCGGAATTTGAGCCGGGCATGATAGGTCAGCTAAAAGTGCTTGGTAATGATATCGTATGTGGCGTAAGTGATGGAACTGCTCCGATCGGAATCATTGACGATGCAAGGACCGATGCTTTCACAAAAGCTCAAAGAGATGAAGTCGTAGAGGTTTCGGTTAATGCAACCGAAATCAATGGGAATGGGGAGCTTGTAAGCTCTTCCGAAGTGACAGGATTCTTAGAGAATCCGAGCATTATTGCCAGAACCTTTTCATCTACAATTGGGGTTGATCTCAACGATGTAAATGGTGCCATCATTATCCCTGCCGGAAGCGTATTAAATTACGATGCAGATGGTGATGGTACTTATGATAGCTTTCGCGTAATCGTTAGCTACAGTTATAGAGTCAATACAAAGCCAGGAGATGATACGACAATGGCCAGCGGTCGTTTGACGATCTATTATTCTCGCGGATGGTATGCGACAGATCAATATGACACTACGCAGATATACCCAGTAAATGCTACCCTTTACGTAGGATTAGAGGGGAAGCTTACTACGAAGCAAGTAACGTCTAAGCATCCTGGTGTCGCTATCGTAACTGGACCGCCTTCATCTACTCAAGGTGACCTTGAGTTTCTGTGGCTCTGAGAAACGCTTTGCGTATAATGTAAGCACGGAGGACGAAATGTCTAAAAAGTATTACATTTACAAAATCACAAATAATTTAAGCGGAAAAATTTATATTGGCCAATCGGTACAGCCAAAAGTTAGGTGGAGAACTCACAAGTATCTCGCTAAGAATCAGAAGACCAATCAGTATATCCACAAAGCAATGTACAAGCATGGCACAGATAACTTCATATTTGAGATTATCGGAGAATATGATTTAAAAGAATTGGTTAATGCGGCAGAGTGTGATTTGATTAATGAGCACAATTCTCGTGATAAGAAGTTCGGCTATAACCTAAAGCCCGGCGGATACAAACGTGGCGGCTGGAAACATTCTGAAAAGACCAAAGCTAAACAGAAAGCTCTATGGTATGAGGTTCACACACCTGAAAGCATAGAAAAGACTGCGAAGGCTAACAGAGGCAAAAAGCTTTCAGAAGAACATGTAGAAGCTATTCGTCAAGCTAATCTTGGGAATAAGAGACTTGTCGGCTACAAACAATCTCAGGAACACATTGATAAACGTGAAGCTACGATTGCCAAAAACTATGGCTCAAAGGTATGTAACGTTTCTGGGTGTGAAAGAACTGATGGGTCTAAGGTAAATGGTGTTCGTTATTGTGGAAAGCATGAGCAGAGACTAAGAAGTGCAGGAACTCTTGAACTCAAAGATCGGGGACCTGCCTGGAATAAAGGCTTACCGATAAGCGAAGAAACTCGTCGTAAAATATCAGAGGCATTAAAAGGTCGTAAGGTTCATAACAGAATTGAGTTTACAGATGACCAAATTGAACTAATAATGTCATACACAATTAGCAGCCAAGCTTTGGCTGAGAAATTTGGTGTAAGCCGAAACGTTATCAAAAGAGTTCGCAGAGAGAGCAAAAGCTAACTACTAATTAAAAGAGGTCAACTGAGGAGCTTCTATGGGAAACAGGAATAAATATAATAACGGCAATAGATGGGATCTTCCAAGTAAGGAGTCTCTATCTACAAGGCGTGATTGGAATGATTCAGAGGTAGCTAATGAGTTCGAAAAAATCGTTCTTGAAAGCGTGGCCAAATTTGAGTATTTGGCTCTCCAGCACAAAAAGGCTTCAGGATTAAGCGAGCTTGCAAATGAGTCTGAAAAGACTCAGCAGAGCATCGAAGGAACTACTCAGAGTGTAGAAAGACTGGACACAGCTCTTGATAGCATTAACTCTGCTGAAGATGATGAAGTTGAAGAGGACACCTCTGAGGAAGAAGTCAAGGAAGCTAAGGCGTCTTTAATTGCGGAGCTAACAAAGAAGGCTTATGCTGCCGCAGACAGTGGCGACATGGTATTAGCCTATCAGATTGAAAGGGCAATTGAAGAAATCGAGGAAGCGTAATGATTAAGAAGACTGCAAGTTCAGAAATATTTGATGAATATGTAGCCTCTATGCTCCGCAAAGATGCGGGTGGTTTAGATGGTTTTGTTCCGCTTTTTGAAACCGGAGCAAAAGGTACTGACGAAGTAGCAGACGCAGCGGCGGCTGGTGCCAAAGGTACACCTGCATCAAAGCCCGGCGCAACAATTCCTGGAGCTACGCCACCAAAGCCAAAAGCTAAGACTCGAATGAGTGTGACGCCAAGTAAGGGCGCACCTCCAAAGCCAAAAGGAACGCCCCCAAAAGCTGCCCCACCAAAGGCCAAAGTTAAGCCGCCAGTAGATCCGGCAGCAGCAAGAGCGGCAAGAGCAGCAGAAGCCACAGCAATAGCTGCTGCAAAAACAGTAGCGGAAGAGGCTGGTGTACAAGCCGCAAGATTTAACTGGACCCTTAGGCAGCTTACAAATGCAATGTCTGAGATCATAGATAATGGCAAAATCATTAGTCCGCGAAACCCATTCTTTGGAGAAACGCCAGAAGCAGTTATGAAGAAAGGGGACTCCCTACTCTCTAACGAGGTTTTTGGGGATTGGGTTAAGAAATTAGAAGATGCCAAAAATGGTCTCAAGCCAACATTTTCTGCACACAAAAAACTTACTGTTGCAATTTCCGGATTGAAAAAGCAGCGCATTGCTGTAATGGAAGCACAACGAACATTCAGACAATATCTTTCAAAATCAGGTGATGAAGCTGCACAGGCAGCCGCAGAAGCGGCAGAAGTTGCGGGAGACGTTGGACGAGTTGGTGACGAAGCTTCTGGTCTTGGCGCAGAACTATCTGGCTTATACAGGCAAACAGTTTCTGAATTGCAAAAAACAGTTGGTGAACTTACAACTAAAAACGAAGAGCTTGTCGAAAGGTTGCTTAAGCAGTCTCGTTCAGCAGGTTACTGGAAGGGCGTTCTTAAAGGCATGGAGAAAGCCGGCCTTCAGGCGACTCCAGAATTTAGAGTTGTTCAAGAAGTTGTAGAAACATCCGCAGGTGATACTGCTAGAGTGGCAGAAAGAGCAGCCGCAGCAACTCCAAATCCAACCGCAGCAGCACCGGTATTAGATAATGCGGCAGCAAGGGCTGGAGCAGCAGGTTCAGAGGCAGGCTCAAGAGTTGTATCTAATGGTGCTGAAGCCGCAGGTGATGCCGCTTCTGGTGCTGGAAGAAACGCGCCAGAACCTACTCCTGCCGGCCCAGCAGCCCCAAGAAGTCCTCGGGCACCAACGGATCCGGCTAAAATTTCCGAAGATGCAAAGATGGCAGAGAAAGCTTTGTCTCGTGCATTCGGAGAAGCAGTCGGAGGTGGCGCTGGAAAGGTAATCGTCGGAACAGGAACGGCTCTTCTCTTGTTAGGAGTAGTTGGCGCAGCTTGGTATTTCAACAGTGATGCAGGCAAAAAAATTGCTTCAGATCTTGAGAAGGCATTAGCTAAAGCTATCGGCTTATTCAGTAACGGAAACGTTCAATTCACAACCGATAGTTCTGGCCTTACAGAGACGGTAGATCTTATTGAAACATATCGTGATGGTATGACCACATTGCAGCAGGTGGCCGTGACGGAGAATGAATCTCAACTTAGGGCTCACGCAGCTTCCCTTGGGGAAGTGCAATCTGAGTCACAGGACTATATTGATGACGAAGCAGAAATTGCTCAAGATTTGGTAGTCCAGAAAGGCTGGGATGAAACAATGGATACCATCAGAGAGGTACAGAGACTATCTGGTTTACTTGCACCGAACATGCTTGAACAAGCAGAACATGCGAGAGCCGAAGGTGTAACCCCTGGTGGCGCCGGAGATAAGGGCTCAGGTACAGCAGGAGTAATTCCCGGCATCAGAGGCCCAGTTGCTAAGCCGGCAGAAAGTGAAGATGATGCATTCACAGTAGACATTCCTGGCACAAATATAACTCTCGATTTCGACAACGCTCCTAAGCGTGGCGCAGGCTTTAGAAGTGCTGCAAGAAGAATTATTAACAAGGTCCTTACAAGTCCCCCCGGTTTAGCTTTTGTTGACCCAGAGGGTGCAGTATGGACTGGCGCATTGACAAGAAGCTCTAAGACTCCAGATGAAAATTACTATTGGAGAGCTATTGGATATCTATATGAACACCAAATCACGACCCCTGGTAAGCTAAGAAGGCACATGAGGCATCAGCTTAAAAGGTGGAAGAGAGGGCGTGGAACTGCGTGGAAAGACGCATTAAAACACTACAGAGGTAGAGTTGCAAACAAATATTCTATGGAGTTTTTTTTGGATGATATTATTAAATCAGCTAATTTAAGTTCTATGGGTGCAACTTCTATTAATAAAGAAGGCAATTCTATGAAGATACAGAAGTTCTCAGATGAACACTCTAATTCTTACGTCCAAGACGCCTTAAAGGGTCTATCGGACGACTACGCTAAGTCATACTTCGCAGGGCTCAAAGGCATGTATGATGAAAGACTTGGCAGTTCAGAGGCAGATCAAACTGATCTATACCATCCTCTTGGTGGTTCCGGAGCGGAAACTATTAGCGAAGCTCACAAAGAATCACTAACAATATCTGAATCGATGGGAAGAGGTGGTCTTGTTGAAAACCTACTTGAACAACAGAAAGGATCTTACGAAGTAGCTTTAAGCACTCCAACAGGAAACTTTCGAGGTAAGCGAGCAGAATTACTGAACGCTTTGGTGAAAGAGGCTAACACAGCAGACGCTGAAGGAAACATTAAGCTTTCCGATCTAATTGATGAAATTATTGTTGAATTAACAAACGAATAACTATCAAGTTTTTCATCAGTGTAAGTAAAATGTTTTACCTACACTCACTTTTAACTCTTAAGGGAGATACAAAAAATGGCTTTAAAGCTTTTACAGCCCGGTATTGAGCCCCTTGGTCAGTTCGACCTCGAAGACGACGACGCTTCTCTTGCAGTCGGCGGCGAAGTTGGTGTTTTTGAAGCACTCAACGTAGCTACCGATCTTTACGCAGCAGATGTATTCACTGTTGGACCACAGATTCACGTTTCACTTGATTCTGTAACCAATGACGGTGAGTTATACGGACTCGTTGATGAAGGTACTACAGGATACGGAACGCTCTTTGGCACCGTCATCGGTACTACCGTAGGTAAAGGAACTGGTTTTGGCGCATCAAGCACAACCGGCATTATCACAGTGGGTCCTTCCACTGTTCGCGGATCAGGAAAGGTTACACTTTGGACCAAGCCTGGACTTTACGGCGCAACCGCAGACGCTTTCATTAACGAGACACAGTTTTCAACTGCCGCTCTTAATGGAGACCTCTTTGGCACAGCCGCTGATGGAACAAACGACGGTAAGCTTCGTACTACCACTGCTGGTCAGCAGGTAGCACTCTTCCTCGGTCGTCTCGAAGATACCTCTTTGGTATCCACCACCAATGCAGCAGCAGGTGGAGACGCTCAGGTAGAATACGCAGCACTTTACCTTCTTGGTGTACAGAAGTAAGGAGAATATATGTCTATTTTTAACACACATGGTGAGCTTAGCTCAGAAAACGTTCAGGCAGCACTCTCTCAGATTGTCAAGTACGCAGCAGTAATCGAGCAGTTGACTCCAAGCAACTCTTCACTTTCCAAGTCTCCTTCTCTTTCCGAAGAGCAGAGAGATGAGATGATTAGCCGTGCGCTTCTCTCTCACGAAGGTAAGATGGCTCTTGGTCAGGCAATGGCTAACCCTATTCGTAGGAACCTTGATTACGCAGGCGTCGGCCGTAAGGCTGTTGTTGTCGATCCACTTCCTCAGGGTACTCTTCCTGTCTACGACAGAGATATTGATGTAGCGGCTACCGTTATCTCAAGCAATGGCTCCGTGCCAGAGTCTCGCGTATTCGGTGACAGAGTTACCGTTCCTGAGTTCGAGGTTGTATCTAACCCGACTGTCAGAATCCACGAAGTTAAGCGTCGTAGATTCAACGTCATCGATCGTGCCCAGCAGAAGGCACGCCAAGAAATTCAGGCTCAAGAAGATGCTAACATCTTTGCAGCACTTGACTTCGCGGCAGATGACAACAAGGGTGGCGAGAACGCACTTCAGACTCTTAACAACGTAACCACCACTACCTCTCTTGCAAAGACAGGTCTTCTTAACCTCAAGCGTCAGGTTGACAGATGGGACTTAGTTACAGCTAAGTACTTCATGAACATCAACGAATTCACTGATATGCTTGATTGGGAGTCTGCCGGTGCAGCAGGTGCGTCACAGATTGATCCTGTAACTCACAGAGAAATCCTCCAGACCGGTCTTTACGGTTCTATCTTCGCAGCCGATATCATCGTCTCTAAGATTGTTCCTTCCAAGCAGGTCTTCAGCTCGGCTGATCCGGAGTTCGTCGGTGTAATGCCTGTCCGTCAGGACATCGAGGTATTGCCAGCAGACGAGCCTAAGCAGCTTAAGCTCGGTTGGGTTGTTTCTGAGATTATCGGTATCGGTATCGTGAACCCTAGGGGCGTTGCTTCTGGCTTTGTCACTGACTGATCATCTAAGTGGCTTGAACCACTACTAAAAATTGTCCCTCGTCTCTTCGGAGTCGGGGGATTTTTTTGTTTTAAATTTCTTTGAGTCTTACAATAAAGGATACTTGTTTAATAAAAGGCTGAAAAATAAATTTCGATCATCTGATGAACAGTTAGAGGCAGCTTCTGAAATTCCATTTTTCAAAGCACAACGTGAGAAAATGATGGCATTCTTTGCGGTAGGAGATTAGAACAAAACCCTCGGTTCGAAAGAGCCGGGGGTTTTCTGTGTTTAGAGATTACAGTTTTTCAGAAAGTATAATGAAGCTATGAACAAGGAAGGTGGATGAAAAAGTTAAAAAAGAAATCACGTAAGAAATGTCAGAGATACAAAAAACATAGTCCTCCTAAGGTTGAGAAGATCAAAAAAGCTTTATTGCCTATGGCCCTATTATATATTTAAAACGAAATGAAACTGATAATGGTTGGATCGAGTTTTGCCCTACCGGCTTTGTAACAGATTGAAAAGGAACAAATAGAAATGAATGCCTCAAAATTTAGAACCTATCCTTATAAGTATAGCACGTTTAGAACCTTCTGTTTGGATCTAAAAAGAACCATTGATAAATGGGGTTACAAAGCTGAGGACTACGTCACTATTTATATATCAAAAAATACAGCAGAGATGCTCGATAGAGTTTGTGGGAAAGCGGATGAAGGCGGTAATCACATATTTAACATCCAAATAATTGTAGCTGATCAAGCTGAAGATTTTAGAGCTGAAATAAGATTTGATTTCGAACCTAATGATGAGGAGAATTAAAATGAGGTGTAAACTATGCGGAGATGGTTTTGGTGGAGCAATCATTAATAAAGATGCCTATTACAAACACGATAGAGATAAACTGATAAAATCAAAATACTGTCAAACCTGTGTTAAGATTAAAGGAAAAACTCACGCTTCAACATTTATTAAGCATGCGAAGAAAGTAGCTGCATGGCAAGTGGAACTTCCAGCATATTTGGAATCTTTAAACAAACCTTTCCCCTGCGCTAAATGTGGCGAAGAACACATGACTCGCCCCGGCGGACCTTCGATTTGCAAAGACTGCAAGATCCTTATCAAAGAAGAGAAACGGATTGCACAGGAGGAGCGAGATAGGCTGAATGAGATAGCTCGGGCTAATGGAGCTATCATTAGAGCAAGAGAGGCAGCAAAGGCGGCTAAGCTTGCGATAGCAAAGGCAGAAGAGATGGCGAGGCTTGAGCCGCTTCTTATGCAAATCAAACAAATCATTTCAGAGGATCCGGACTGGACCTTCTTTATTGATAAAAAAAATGTAAGAGATCATGCGTTCTACAAAGACCATGTAAAGATTTCATCGAATATGAAAAATGTATGGTTATTAGAAAATTCTTCAGCTTATGTCAATTATGGTTTTAGGAACACCAGGGTTTATAACAGAACGGACATGCTGAAGATAAAGGAACTCCTTCCTGTAAAAGCTCAAAGGATTCTTGAGAATGAAGTTTTTTCAAACACATAGATAGTTAATTAAAACTTAAGCATCGAAGCGGACCACTGTTGTATCAGGGTCCGCTTTTTTGTTTTCAATCTAAGATTTTGCTATAAAATTTCTCTTGAGCTTCCTGTTGCATGTAGCCTTCTACAAATTGAACTACTGGCATAGCAACAGATCTTTCATTGTCTCCGGAGCCCTCTATTACATACATAGTTTTAACTTCTATATCCTCTTTTCCTTGAGCTACACATGTTCCCATTATTTCTGCCATATGCATGTTTGCTTGGTTTGTCAAAGGAAGCTTTAGAACCTGCATATCAAATGCGTTAGAAACTCTTGCCCACCCTATCTCAACCAGATAATCAGAAGGTGTAAACGACATCCCTGTTCTGTAGTCTATGTCGTTCTTCTTAACATAATCTGTGGCAAACTCAGCGTGGCTTGTCCCATATGAAAGTTCGTAAAGTTCTCCGCTTGGAGATATCCATGCAAAAGAGAATCCGGAGCAATAAGTGGCTAACTTTCTTAGCATCTCTACTTCTTCATGAAGATTTTTCGATTCCATCATCTTGATGAGACTCGCAAGCTTGTCCATTAAAAACTCCTAATACATTAGGATGCTAATAATTAGCTTATTCAGATGAGGTGTATATGAAGTTCTATTATCGAGCCATGCCAGTTGAGGCAGACTATATCCGGCCAGGAGATTATTTAACTCCAAGTCGAAAGTTTGCCGTGGAACACGCAATTACAACTGCGGTTTATAAAATGAGTGACTATGGCGTCTACATAATCCTCTTGAACGAAGATGATGTCGAGCCGGCGCATAACCCGGGCGAATTAAGATATAAGGGCTCAGAGCCTGCAAAGGCAAAATTAGTTGGCATCGCCAAATACGATGAGCCTACTGCTAATGCTGAATACTTCAAGACCTCCAGGGCCTCTGATCGGATGATTGGGTTGTCAAGAACCCTATCCGAAAAGGGGTTTCATAAGGAATCAAAAGATTGTCTGGAGCTTTACAAAAGTTCTTCAGAATCTTCTGGCAAACAATTTTCGAACCTTCTAATTTTGGTCCATCCTGATTCTGCATCAGAATTAAATACTTCTTCCTTTGTAGAATATTCGAATAAGGTGAAGGCTCATGTGCCGAAGTTTGATTTAGTTTTCACTAACTTTTTATTCTCATATGAATATGCCAACCTTGGACTAATTCAGGACCAAGAAAAGTCTGAGGAACTGAGAAGCTTAAGAGGATTTCTTGAGGCAAGCACAGTACACTCTCATGATAGAAGTATGGGATCAGAACTTTTTGAAAATACAATGGAAGAACTGTTAATTGAAAATGAGAATATCAAGATCTATTTGGCCGGAGGATATCAAGATTTGTGTCTTGCAAATTCTTATGAGAACTTTTGCAAAATCCTTGGATGGATTGTTGATGAGATGGGTCATGAGGTACAAATATATAATCCGTTAGTTTTTAATAGAAAACTTTGGAACAGTGAGGACAATGTGGTAGATGAAAAATGGTGGTCCGATATCGGCAAAGAAAATGAACTAACAGAAGATAATGGTGAAGAATCATGACAAAAGATAAGCTAAGAAAAAGAATGTCAAGGGTTGAAGCTACTCCGCTTCAGGCAAAAGTTGATCCCTTAAACAATAACAGAAGAGGCAAAAACCACGTTGACATGAGCACGGAAGAAGAGCTATCTCACGATGACTTCTTTGATTTCGAAAGGGATCTTGTTGACATCAAGTCATCCAGAAGCTTAGCTGCTGATGCTCCTGGCTCTCAATCCTTCTTTACTACAGACTCATACACTGGCAATACTTCGGCTGTAGATGAG